GAATGAATCCTGAAGTTGCCAAGAAAGCATTGGAGCAGTTCCCTAATTTTGCATCGACCTCTTTGGATGTTATGAAGGAATATCGAACTATACTTGAAAAATCAATGGATCAAGATCAAGAAAGTGCGCAGGTTTGCTATGATATGTATGGTCGAGTCATGGCAGCTCTTGAAAAGATTCTTGAAGAGGACAATCTTACTTTTGAAGAAAAGACTTATATTCTATCCGAGATGAAGCAAGTTGCAGATGAGGTTTCTCGTAAAGACCTTGAAAAAACAAATGCTCGGATGAAAGTAATAAGCATTGCAAGTGGGGTTGCCGCCGCTGTTGTCGCTATTCTTGGTACTGCCATCGGAGTTAATCTGACAGCTAGACAAAATGATATTACAGATGGTGAAGATTACGAAAATAAAGACATATAGAAAGGGGTTGCATGATGAGTAAAGGCGGAAAAAAGAAACGAAGCACCGCAGGTTTAATTCTGGACGTATTCCTTACATTCTTTACCGGCGGTCTATGGCTTATTTGGATACTGATACGGTATCTGAGAAATAACAGCTAGCATCATAAAAAATTACATATGGGTTTAATCGGGACAGAGGTGCTTTTCAGCGTCTCTGTCTTTTCTTTTGCTCTTTTTTAGTTCGCGAAAAAAACATTCCCTTTTATGAAGAGAGAGGATAAAATAGCCATTTTTAGAGACTACATTCTCTTTTTCGTTTTCTGAAAAACAAAGAAAGGAGGCTCGCTGAAATGTTGGAGAGCAATTTTCAGGCGCAGTTGATAAAAGAACTGAAAAAAATGTTTCCCGGTTGCATCGTCACAAAAAATGATTCCAGTTATATTCAGGGTATTCCCGACCTGACCATTCTCTACAAAGATAAGTGGGCGTCCTTGGAATGTAAAAAAAGCGCTGGAGCAAAAAAGCAGCCAAATCAAGAATACTATGTTGGATTGATGAACGAGATGTCATTTTCAAGATTCATCTGTCCAGAGAACAAGGAGGAAGTGCTATATGAACTTCAACAATCATTTGAATCTTGAAGGGCAACACGCTTTTCTCGGCGCAAGTAAATATCATTGGATTAACTATGATGAGTCCAAGGTTGCCGAATCCTATTCAAAGTTTTTGGCAACACAAAAAGGAACCGTTCTTCATGAGTTCGCAGCACAGTGTATTCGTTTAGGGCAGAAGCTGCCGAAGTCACAGAAAACATTGAACATGTATGTGAACGATGCTATCGGATTCAAAATGGTTCCAGAACAGATTCTTTTTTATTCGGAGAATTGCTTCGGAACGGCGGACAGCATTGCGTTTAGAAACGGTTTGCTTAGAATTCACGATTTGAAGACCGGTGTGATTCCGGCACACATGGAGCAGCTTATGATTTATGCTGCTCTTTTTTGTTTGGAATATAAAGTGAAGCCTGGCGAGATTGAAATCGAATTACGTCTGTACCAGAACAATGAAATTTTGTATCATGCACCAACGGCTGAAGAAATTGTTCCAATCACAGATAAGATTATTACCTTTGATAAGATTATCAACAAAATCAAAGAACAGGAGGGCTAAGCCATGAATCCCATTGCGGAAGAAATGTTAATGCATTACGGGATGCCGAGACGTTCCGGCAGATATCCTTGGGGTTCTGGAGATAACCCTTATCAACACAGCGGAGATTTTCTGAGCCGTGTTGAGGAATTAAAAAAGCAGGGACTCAGCGAAACGGATATTGCAAAATCAATGGGTCTCACCACCACACAGTATCGTACTCAGAAATCGTTAGCCAAAGATGAAAGAAGAGCTTTGGATGTAGCAAGAGCGAGGTCTCTTCGTGAAGACGGAAAAAGTCTGAATGAAATCGCAGCAATTATGGGTTTCTCCAACGATTCCTCTGTTCGCTCTCTTTTGAATGAAAATTCGGAAGCTCGTATGAATCAGGCCAAAAAGACCGCCGAATTCCTTAAGAAACAAATAGAAGAAAAAGGAATGATTGACGTTGGAACTGGTGTTGAGCGAGAACTCGGTATTTCAAAAGAGAAACTGAACCAGGCGCTTTACATACTGGAACAGGAAGGTTATCCGGTTTATGGCGGTGGCGTTCCACAGGTTACAAATCCGGGAAAACAGACAAATATCAAAGTTATCTGTCCTCCTGGAACAGAACATAGGGAAATCTACAATTTTGAGAATGTCCATTCGTTGAGCGATTACGTTTCTCATGACGGCGGCGAAACCTACGATCCGAAATATGTCTATCCCAAAAGTATGGATTCCAGTCGGATTCAGATAAGGTACGCTGAAGATGGCGGAACTCAAAAGGATGGTGTTGTTGAGATTCGAAGAGGTGTCGATGATTTGTCTCTCGGTGAATCTCACTATGCGCAGGTTCGGATTCTTGTTGACGGCACACATTACATTAAAGGAATGGCTATTTACTCAGATGACCTTCCCGATGGTGTAGACGTTGTGTTCAATACCAATAAGAAAACCGGAACACCAATGCTCGGACCTAAGAATGACACCGTTTTGAAACCTATCGGAAAAGACCCGGATAATCCGTTCGGTTCTTTGATAAAGGACGGTATCGTTGACCCTGATGACCCGACTTCTAAAAAAGGTGGACAGAGTTATTACTATGACAAGGATGGTAAAAAACAGCTTTCACTTATTAACAAAAGAGCGGAAGAAGGAGATTGGGGTGAATGGAGCGACCATCTGCCTTCACAATTTTTGTCAAAGCAAAGTATGACTCTGATTAAGAAGCAGCTTGGTTTAGCTACCGCTGATAAGCAGGCAGAATTTGACGAGATTTGTTCTCTCACGAATCCTACGGTTAAAAAAGCTTTACTAAAATCCTTTGCCGATGATTGTGATTCTGCGGCAGTCCATCTACAGGCAGCGGCTTTACCGAGACAAAAGTATCAGGTAATTCTACCAATCACCTCTATGAAAGACAACGAGGTGTATGCTCCTAACTATCGGAACGGAGAGCAGGTTGCTCTTATCCGATTCCCTCATGGTGGAACCTTTGAAATTCCGGTTCTTACTGTAAACAATAAGCAGGCCGATGCCAAAAGAATTCTCGGCAATGCTATGGATGCCGTTGGCATCAACAGTAAGGTTGCAGAAAGATTATCTGGTGCCGATTTCGATGGCGATACCGTTATGGTAATTCCTACTGGCGGTAAAGTAAAGATTACATCGACTCGTGCATTAGAAGGACTGGAAGGATTCGATCCGAAGCTTGAGTATGGCGGAAAACCTGAAGGCAGCTTCAAGCCTATGAGAAATACTCAGACTGAGATGGGTAAGATTTCAAATCTGATTACCGACATGACGCTTCGTGGCGCTGTTCCAGAGGAACTTGCTCGTGCAGTAAGGCACAGTATGGTTGTTATTGATGCTGAAAAGCACCATCTCGACTATAAGCAAAGCGAGATTGACAACGGGATTGCGTCTTTGAAGAAGAAGTATCAGGGAAGCTATGACGAAGATGGCCGGTATCACGAAGGAGCCGCAACTCTGATTTCAAGAGCCAAGTCTGAGACATCTGTACTGAAACGAAAAGGAAGTCCCATCATAAATCCGGAGACCGGAGAGCAGACCTACAAAGAAGTTTATGAGGAGTACACTGACAAGAATGGAAGAACAAGAGTCAGAACTCAGGCGAGTACCAAGATGGCTGAGACTAAGGATGCATTCACCCTTGTTTCTGATGCAGATACCCCCCAGGAAAGAGCCTATGCTACTTATGCAAATGAGATGAAATCTCTTGCGAATCGGGCTCGTAAGGAGATGCTCAGTACAGGTAAGATTGCCTACTCCGCCTCTGCTAAAGAGACATACCAGGAGGAGGTGGATCATTTGATGGCCCAGTTAAATGTGGCACTCCGGAACGCTCCTCGTGAAAGGCAGGCTCAGGTTATTGCGAATGCTACCGTAGCTGCTAAGAAACAGGAGAATCCCGACATGACAAGGAGCGAGATTAAGAAAGCATCTCAACAAGCATTGACGGCGGCTCGTACCACTGTTGGGGCATCAAGAGAAACAATCTCAATAAGTGACCGTGAATGGGAAGCTATCCAGGCTGGTGCTATCAGTGAGAATCGGCTTACCCAAATCATTAACAATGTTGACATTGATACTCTTAGACAGCGTGCAACACCTCGCTCCACCACAGTTCTGAGTACAGCCAAGGTGAACAAGATTGCATCTATGAGTGCCTCTGGGTACAGCACTGCTGAAATAGCCGAGGCTCTCGGAGTATCCACATCAACCGTGAACAAATACCTAAAATGAAAGGAGTGAGCTAAGTATTTATGGAAAGACGATGTGCTTTGACAACGGTTGACAATCCTTTCAATCCATTCGAACAGTTCACTTCTTGGTTCTTGTTCGATGAGGAAAAAGGTTATCACTCAAGCGCATACTTAGGAAGAATTGCTCGAACTTCCGATCAGCTTTCAGATGAAGAAAACAATCAGGAAATTGAAAGAGCA